TTGAAAAGTTGAGATAAAAATGGCCCGGCCCAGGACGCCGAAGGCAAAAGCAAAGGCCACCGGCCAGGACATCGCCCGCAAGGAAAAATTCAAGGCCCGCAATGAGCCGTTGCCCGGCGGGCCGGTGGGCGATCCGCCGCTATGGCTGAACGTAATGGCGCAAGCTGCCTGGCGCGAGATCGTTGACGAGGTGCCTTGGCTGACCAGGCCGCACCGCGGCTTCCTGGCGATCGCCGCGAGCATACGCGGCCGCATGATGGCGGGCGACGAATGCGGCGTGCAAAGTCTTAATCTCCTAAGAATGGCATACGGCCAAATGGGCGCCACGCCGGCCGATGCTTCGAAGGCGGGACGGACCAACGATGGCGAGCAAATCGATCCCGCGGAAGATTATTTCAAATAGCGACGCAATAGACCCGCCGTGTCCTACCGGCCCGGTTGATGAGTATGCCGAGGACGTCCTGGCCGGTCGTGTTATTGCTGGCCCGCATGTTCGCAACGCCTGCCGGCGCCACAAGCAGGACCGCGCGGAAGGCAGCAAGCGCGGGCTGCGTTTTAATCTGACGGCCGCGTTGCGGGCGATTGGATTTTTTGAAGACGTGTTGAAGTTGAATGGCGGCCAGTTTGAAGGCCGACCGTTTAAGTTGGCGCCGTCGCAGGCGTTTCAGATAGGATCCGTATTTGGCTGGCAGCGCCAGCAGGATGATGGCCGCTGGGTCCGGCGCTTTAGACGCGCTTATGTAGAGCAGGGAAAAGGAAACGGGAAGAGTCCGTTAGCCGCCGGCGTTGGCTTGTTGGGCATGATGGCTGACGGCGAGGATCGCGCCGAGGTTTACGCGGCGGGCAGAGACAAGGCCCAGGCGACGGTGTTGTTTCGCGACGCGGTCGCGATGGTAGACCAGAGCCCGGCGCTTAAGAAGCGCATTACGAAGAGCGGCGGCAACCCGGTTTGGAATCTTGCCGATCTAAAGACCGGTTCGTTTTTTAGGCCAATATCGCGGGAGGGTGCGAGCAGCGGGCCGCGGCCCTATATTGCGTTGTGCGATGAATTGCACGAGCATCCGAACGGCGACGTTATTGAGATGCTGGAGCGCGGCTTTAAGTTTCGGCGCCAGCCGCTGCTGCTGCTGATTACGAACAGCGGTAGCGACAGGAATTCGATATGCTGGGCGGAACATCAGCACGCGGTCAAGGTGGCCGCAGGCACGCAGACGCCGGACGATGATTTTACTTATGTGGGCGAGACCTGGGATGGCAGCGACGACGCATTTTCGTATGTGTGCGCGCTAGACAGGGACGACGATCCGCTAACGGATCCGACGTGTTGGGTTAAGGCGAATCCGCTGCTTGGCGTGATTCTCAAGTATGAATATCTTGAGGGCGTAGTCGCGCAGGCGAAGGATATTCCCAGCAAGCGCAACGGTATTTTGCGGTTGCATTTTTGCGTGTGGACTGAGTCCGATGAGGCTTGGATTCCACGGCCGCTGCTTGATAAAGTGATGGCGGAGTTTGATCCGTACATCGAGCACGCGGGCCAGCCGATTACTGCGGCCGGGCTGGATCTATCTGGCACGAAGGATTTAACCGCGGCTGCGTTTGTTGTGCAGACGGGTTTTAAGAATGTGCTGCGGGCGGACGGCAAAGAGGCTGATCTGCCTACGTTTGATGCGTGGGTGGAGGCTTGGACGCCGCGCGATACGATGGACGAGCGCGGCAAGGCCGATCATGTTCCGTATCGGCTGTGGCATGACCAGGGCTATTTGCGCGCGGTTGATGGCAGCCATATCCGCTACGACCATGTTGCGGCGCTGTTTGCGACGCTACAGAGCGAGCATGGTATTGGCGTGCTGGCGTATGACGTTTACGCCTGGGCGAAGTTTGCGGAAGCGCTGGATGAATATGGCGTTGAGATTCCGACCGTAGCGCACCCGCAGGGCGGCAAGCGCCGGGCGAAGCCGCAGGATGAGAAGGTTGAGGCGGCGAAGGCCGCCGGTGATTCGGCGCCGCTTGGATTGTGGATGCCCGGTTCTATTGCGGATTTGGAAACGCTTATTCTTGAGGAGCGGATTCGGATTCGATTGTCGCCGGTTGTTTTGACGGCGCTTATGGGTGTTGTGATCGAGACCGATCCGCTGACGGGTAATCAGTGGTTTTCGAAAAAGAAGTCCACGGTGCGCATTGACCCGGCTGTTGCTTTGGCGATGGCGGTGGGCGCGGCGATGGATGGAATTATTGTGGTGCGGCCGGTTGTGTCGCCGTGGGAAGACCCTGACTTTATGATTGCGACCGGTTAAGCCGGCGGCGATTATGACGGAGGCCAGCAGCGCACGGCCTTAAACTAATGGGAGGCATTCCCGGGTCCGTCGCCCTTTTCCAACCATATAGGATAGCAACGGCATAATGTTTGGATTGACGACGACGCGGGAGGCCGCACGGCAAGTTGCGGAAGTGCGTTCGTCGCTGGAGAATCCGCAGACGCCGCTGTCCGATGTTGCTGCCTGGCGATCTCTGCTTGGCGAATGGCATGGCGTTGCCGGCGTTACCGTAACTTACGAGAATGCGTTGAGCGTGCCGGCGGTTTGGTGCGCGGTGAATTTTTTGTCCAGCACGGTTGCGACGCTACCGCTGCAGGTGTTTACACGCGGCGCCGAAGGGCGGGTTACGGCGGACAAGGATCCGCTTTATTCGATTCTGCATGATGCGCCGAACGCAGAGTGGACGTCCGCGGCGTGGCGTAAGTATATGATGGTCGCCGTGCTGACGCGCGGCCGCGGCATAACGTTTATTGAGAAGAACAAGGCCGGCCGGGTTATGAACCTTTGGCCGCTGGATATTGATAACACGACGATCGAGCGCGTAAGCGGCAGGAAACAGTATCGCTATCGCGAGGGCGGTCGCGAGATTGTTTATGCGGCGAGCGAAATTATTGACGTGCCGTTCATGCTGGCCAGCGATGGCGTATCGCATGTTAGCCCGATTGAGAAGCTAAAGGGTTGCATTGGACTCGCGCTGGCGCTTGAGCGTTATGCGACTAAGTTCTTTGACAATGGTGGCGTGCCTCCGCTTGCGTTACATGGACCTATGCCGTCGCCTGGAGCGGCATCGAGGGCGGCCGCAGACGTCACGAAGGCGGTGCGAGACGCCAATGACGAGCGCCGTAACGTGCTTATCGTGCCGTCAGGGCACGTATTGAAGTCGATTGGCATTGAGCCAAACAAATCGCAGATGGAGGGGGCGCGTCGCTTTCAGATTGAAGAGATCGCGCGCGCTTATAGTTTGCCGCCGGTGTTTCTTGGTGATTTGACGAAGGCGACGTTTTCGAACGGGCTGCAACAGGACTTGGCGTTTTCGAAGCATTGCTTGACGCCGTGGCTTGAGGCGATTGAGCAGGAGCTTAATCTAAAGTTATTCCCGGCGCGCAATCGAACCAAGTTTGTTGAGTTTAATCAGGACGCGTTGCTACGAGGCGATTTTGAAACCCGCATGAAGGGTTGGGCGCTGGGCATCCAGAACGCCCTAGTCACGCCGGATGAGGCGCGCGAGTCCGAGAATTGGCCGTCGCAAGGCGGTGATGCGAAGCTGCTGCATATTCAGGGAGCCACTGTGCCGCTTGGAGCGTGGAAAGAGATTTCGAAGGCAAAGTCGGCCGACGCGTATGGCGCGCCAGCAGCTACTGAATAAAGGGAATTTGTTTTGGCTGATGTTTTTGGAAATCATAGCGCGGGGCTTACGTCTCCGCTGATCGGCGCGTTAGGCGCGATTACGCCGCATGACGTGACTCTTTTGTCGCAAGTTACGCGCGAGATTTACGTTGCAGGCGCAGGCAACGTTTCGGTGCTTTGGGCCGATGGGACGACCACGGTCGAGCCTGTAGGCGCCGGCGAGCGGCGGCCATGGCGTGTACAGCGCGTGAATTCCACTAGCACGACTGCCACTGGCATTCGCGGGTTTTATTAAATGGCTTTCGTTGGACTTTTGATTGGGGTTGGCCGGTGCCGGCGGGCAGCGGCTGCTGCTGCTAGTACGGCCGGTGAGCCCATTGGATTGCTTCTTATTTTGACAAAGGCTTCTTAAGTCGGCTGACAACGTAGTAGTTTCAGCCGGGACGGGAACGACCGTCGCGGCTGATGAGGTGGTCGACGGCACGCTTGGAACCGTCAAGGTTCAGTTCGTCAAACTGATGAGCGGCACGCTTGACGGCACGGAGAAGGCGGCCGTTGGCGCAAACGGACTTGCGGTCAATGACGCAGCGGCCAATTTGGCGCTGGGCGTCAAGACGGATGCCAAGAACACGGCGACGGATACGACGTCGGTTTCTGGGATTTCGATTTGGAAGCAGATCAGCGCGTCCATCCAGGCTGCGGCGACTTCGCTTACCGGTACGCTAACGGTCGCGACCCATGCGGTTACCGGCGCGACATGAAGACGACGCCGCGTATGAATGACCTCTTCGCCTGTGTTGAAGGCCGGCTGACGTATAAGGCGCTGATCGCATGACAGGCCCGCGCAAGCTGGAGCCGCCGCTGCGGCTCGAAATGGACTTCGGGGAGGCCCTGAGTCGTTTTGTCACAACGAAGCCCGAAGAGATTGAGGCTAGTATCGTTCGGGCGAAAACAAAGCGGCCGCCGGGGAATGATCCTCCTCGACGGCCAGAACGCCCTAAGCGTCAAACGTCAAAACGGCCTTAGCCGCAGCTGCGCCAGTGACCGCAAACGTGCTCGAGTTTGCCAAAGCGGACCCGAACGTAAGCCTGAACCCAATGGCGTATTTTGCTGCTCAACGTCATTTTCGTGCTCCTTAAAATGAGCACGGCTTGCGTCGATGAGCGGGAATGGGTATAAAGACCACCGGAACTCTGGTGGCCCAAACCACGGTTCCTGTCAGTCCGGTGTGCCCTGATCATGCCGGTTTCTGACACCTGAACTCGACCCGGTCTGGCTCCGCCAAGAGCCTCGCCGGGTCGAACTCGACCAGGACGACGATTAACGCATTATGCCATACACTCATCCGCCGCAAGACGGATTCGCGGCGTGAATGTATCTTCCCCCACAGATTCGTTTCTGTTATGGTTTGTGGACCATCGGGGGAACATCGGTATGGCTGACGACGCTTTGAACAACGCTCAAGCCCGCCAGGATGTATTGGCCGCCGAAATCAACTCACTCCAGCAAAAGCTGGACGAACGACGGCGCGAACTTACTCGCGTTGCCGCGTTTATCGCTGAATGGCATTCTTTCGCCGGCACCTCGCCGCCGGATGCCAAGCCTGTCATAGCAGCGGCCACCCCGCCCGTACGAATGTACGGCGTCGACCCCGTCATGACCAAGATGGCCGCAGCAACCGGCCTTGCCGTGACGCTCGTCCCTTACGTCCCGACGATCTCAGGCAACACAACGATCCTGCGGCAGACCGCGGTTGTGGCTGCGTAATAGGCTAACGCGACGTCAACTACTGTAGGAAAAGCAACATTGCATAAAGATTTGGAACGCCGCACTGCGATGCATGGCGTTGAGGCGCGCGCGAAGGACGACAAGAAGACGCTTGTCGGCTACGCCGCGGTTTTCAACGTCGAGGCGGATATTGGCGGTTACTGGATGGAGCGCATTGAGCCGGGCGCGTTTACGAAGTCGCTTGGTGGCGATGTGCGCGCGCTGGTGAACCATGATTCTGGGCGCGTGATTGGCCGAACGAAGAGCGGCACGCTGCGCTTGGCCGAAGACGCCAAAGGCCTGGCCGTCGAAATTGACATGCCGGACACGAGCGACGGCCGCGATTTGTGGACGCTGGTTGAGCGCGGCGACATTAGCGGCATGAGTTTTGGGTTTCTTGTTACGCGGCAGGAATGGGACGAGACCGCCGAGCCGCCGGTACGCACGATTAAAGAAGTCGAATTGCACGAGATCTCTGCTGTGGCGTGGCCAGCGTATGGAGAGACCGAGATCGGCATGCGTTCGCTTGATGCGGCGCGTGCGGAAGCGGAAAAACAGAATCCGGCGACGCCGGTAAGTCGGGCGGCCTTACGGGCGCGCCTATCAATGGGCCTTGATTTGAAGGTCCGCAACATTCGGTAATTGGCGTCGCCTATACCGAGTCAATCGCTGCCGTTGTGGCGGCATCATTTTTTGAGGCACTATTTTGGATAAGATTCTTGAACTTCGCGTTAAGCAGCAGGAAGCTGTTGGCGCGGCCCGCGCCAAGCTTGACGAGATCAAGGACGACACGGCGGAAGCCCGCGTTGCGGAGCTAAATGCCGAGCACAATCGTGCGATGGCGGACTTTGACAAGTATGAAGAGCGCATTGGCAAGCTGCAGGCGATCGTTGACCGCGAAGCGGCGCTTGAGGAAGCGCGCGACGACCGCCGGCCGGTTGGCGAAGACCGCAAGGTTAAGCCGGGCGCCAAGGACGAGCGCACCGACGAGCAGCGTTATGCTGAAGCGTTTGATCTCTACGTCCGCGGCGGTGTTGCGGATATGAGCCGCGAGCAGCGCGCCATTTTGCAGGCGACTGAAACCCGTGCGCAGAGCGTTAGCACCAATACGCTGGGCGGTTATCTTGCGCCGGCCACGTTCCAAGCCGAACTCATCAAGTCGATGAAGGTTTGGGGGCCGATGCTTGACGGCGGTATTGTCCGGATGTTCAACACGTCGACTGGCTCGCCCGTCACCTGGCCGTCCATGGATGACACAGGGAATGTTGGCGCGCTCATTGCTGAAAACCAGCAGGTTACGCTGGCCGAAGTCACGTTCGGCACCAAGTCGCTTGATGCGTACAAGTACACGTCTGGCGTCAACCTCGTTTCCGACGAGTTGCTGCAGGATGCGGTTATGGACGTTGAGTCGCTGTTGCGCGATGCGATGGCGGAGCGCATTGCCCGCATTGGCAACACGCACATGACGACCGGCGACGGCGCCAATAAGCCACGCGGTATTGTTACCGCGGCGGGTGCGGGCGCTACGGCGGCCGCGGCTTCTGCGATCGTGTTTGACGACCTCATTAACCTTGAGCATTCGGTTGACCCTGCGTATCGTTCGGATCCGAGCGTGCGGTTTATGTTCAACGACACGACGCTCAAAGCGCTGCGCAAGCTTAAGGACGGCGAAGGGCGCTATATGTGGCAGCCGGCGGACGTCAAGGCCGGCCAGCCTTCGACCATCCTGAATTACAGCTACTCGATCAACCAGGCCGTTGCCGACATTGGCACAGGCAACCGGTCGGTCGTGTTCGGCGCCTTCAATCGGTATGTCGTGCGCATGGTGAAGGAATTCGCCATCAAGCGGTTGATTGAGCGTTACGCTGACTATGGCCAGGTTGGTTTCATCGGGTTTACCCGCATGGACGGCGATCTGATGGACGTCGGCGCGGTCAAGGCACTGACTCACTAAGCGTAAAATGAAAGTGCGCGTCAACCAGGGTGTCTCTAACGGCAGGGTTTCCTTTGCCGTTGGAGACATTGTATCCAGCGATGGCTTTGCGGCCTTGGTTGGCGGCGGCTGGGAAGCGTTGTGCGACGAGGTTGCGGTTATGCCGCCCGCGCCGCACGCGCCATCTGAGCCAGACGTGGAGCGGGCCGTTCAGGCGCCCGCGCGTGAGCGTAGGGGCGGGAAGCGATGACCGACTGGACGCGCTTAAAGTTGGTTACGGCGCCGGCGGATTTCGCCATTACGCGTGCGGAATCCAAGACGCATCTGCGCATTGACCACGAAGACGACGACACATATTTGGATTCGTTGATTGCGGTTGCGGCCGCGACGGTCGACGGTCCTTACGGCATCGGCATTTGTGTGCGGCCGCAGACCTGGCGGCTTTCGCTGGGTTACTTTCCTTGCGAAATCGTGCTGCCGCTTGGTCCAGTTACGGCCATTTCGAGCATTGGCTACACGGACGATGCCGGCGCTGCAGCTACGGTTGCTACCTGGCGCGTTGATTTTGATCAGTCGCCGGTTAGGGTTTGGCCGGCGCGCAATGCGGCCTGGCCTGCTGTGACGCATGAGCCGGGCGCTGTGAAGGTGACGTTTGTCGCCGGATACGCGACCGTGCCCGCAAGTTTGAAGCACGCGATGCTTTTGATTGTTGGGCATCTTTACGAAAATCGGGAGGCTGTTACGGCGGACATGACGATGGCGGAATTGCCGATGGGCGCCGCGCGAATTTTGGAGAGCTACCGCGTTGGGCGTGTGGCGTAAGTTTTCTCGCGGCGCCGGGCAGTTCCGTCCGCCGTATCACCGGGCCGCGAGGCTCCTAACCTAGCCCGCGTTGCGGGCATTTTCTGGAAGTAAATTATGCCGAATAGAGAGATTCATAACGACCTGCATTTTGTGCCGGGCATTGCGCCCATTGCGGCGCGCACGGATAATACCGCGATCGTTTCCTCGATCGTTGACACCGCGAATTACAACTCTTGCGAATTTGTGCTGATCACCGGCACGAACACGGATGCGGACGCGACGTTTACCACGCTGGTTGAAGACGGCGACAATTCCGCGCTGTCCGATTACGCCGCAGTTGCCGACGACTATCTGATCGGCACGGAGGCGCTTGCGAGCTTTACGTTCGCGGACGACGTTGAATGCCGCAAGATCGGATACAAGGGCCTCAAGCGTTATGTGCGCGTGACCGTCACGCCGGCCAACAATGGCGCGGGCAACATCTTCCTGGCCGGTGTTTGGGTGCTTGGCAATCCGTCGACGGCGCCGACCGCCAACCCTTCGCAGTAAGCGATTAGGAGCGGCCGCCTGGCCGCTCCTTTCCTTTCCTTTTTTCCAATCACGAGATCATTTGAATGGCTGATGCTACTCACGCGTCCAAGATTTATCGCACGAACAGCGGCGATAAATTAGCGGTCGCTTCTGGCGGCGTTGTGGACGTTGAGTCCGGCGGCGCCTTAAAAATTGCTGGCACGGACAAGACTGCCGTGCTTGCGGCCGCCGTTGCTGCGCCCGTTGGTGGCGTCGCGGCCGCCTATAAGATTGCCCGTGGCCAGCATACCACGCTGGACGCAGACGACACCGTTGTTACGGGCCTTGCAACAGTTGTTGCGATCGTTGCTTCGCTGGACTCTGACCCAGTTGCCGGCTGTCAGACTGTAACCGCCTCGATTGGCGACCAGGTTGCCGCGCCTGTTGCAGGATCCGTTTTTATCAAGACCTGGAAGGCAACTGCGGCCGGCGACACCGACGTTATTCCGGCGACCACTTTTACGAAGTTGGTCAACTGGATCGCGATCGGCACCTAATTGCCCCGGGTTGTCTTTACGGCCGACTTTGAATTCCGGCCCAGGGGCAACCTGGTTATTTTGTATAAGGCTGGCCCGCGTGCGCTGGTGACAACGCCGTGCGCGCGGGCGGCCATCGACGCTGGCAAAGCTGTGCTTGAGCCAAGCGATATTTTTCCACGTAATCATTTTCATCGAAACAGTTTTCCAACTAAGGAGCGGTCATAAATGGGCCTTCAAGCGACTATTTTTTCTGGCATTAGCGCCAGCCAGACCGGCCCGACCGATTTGGCGTCCGGCAGTGCGGCTGTCAATGTGCCGGTGAGCCTTGCGCTTGCCAATGGCACTGGCACCAATCAGGTTGACCGAATGTTTTCCGACCAGCGCACGCTTACCGCGTCCACATCGGAAGACCTGGACCTTGCCGGCATTTTGACCGACGCGTTTGGCGTCACCATTACATTCGTCAAGGTCAAGGCGATCTGGATCAAGGCATCCAGCGCCAACACCAACAACGTTGTGGTTGGCGCTGCGTCTTCGGCGGACTTTGTTGGTCCGTGGAGCACGGACGGCACCACGTCCATTCCGCCCGGCGGTTCGATGCTTGTTTCGGCGCCCGTTAGTGGCTGGACCGTTACGGCGACGACCGCGGACATTCTCAAGATTGCGAATTCCAGTTCAGGTACGTCGGTGATTTATAACCTGGTGATTATCGGGACCAGCGCGTAATTATGGTTGCTTCACGCGGGGCGGGTGCTCTACGCGAACGCCTCGCGTTTGAAGAGCGCCCCGAAACAGACGACGGCTACGGCAACACAAAGGGCGACTGGGCGGAGCGATTCCGCGCGGCCGCCAATGTGCGGCCGGTTATCGGCGGCGAGAACATTCAGGCTGGCCGCCTTGCGGGCGTGCAGCCTTTTGTAATCACGATTCGGCAGCACGCCGTTGCCGCGATGATTGCGCCGGATTGGCGCGCGCGCGACTTGCGCACAGGCGCGCTATACAACATCCGCAGCCTGATTAACGCGGATCAGAAGCGCAAGTATCTTGAGATTTTATGCGACGGCGGCGGGGTTGCGACCTAATGGCGAAAATCACGGGTCGCGATGCCTTGCTGCGCAAGATGGCGAAGTTGCCGAGCGCGGTGCGATCGGCAATCAAGCAGGCGCTTGCGGAAGGCGCGGATCAAATCACGGAAGCGCAAAAGCGGGCCGCGCCGGTTAAGAGCGGCAAGTTGCGCGATAGCATCGTGCAAACATGGGGCGGCATGGGCGGGCCAAAGCACGCGTCGCTTAAGGTATCCGAAGGCGCTGGCGATCCTGATCTGACCGTCACGATTTCAGCGGGCAACAGCGGCACCCGATATGCACACCTGGTTGAGTTCGGCACTTCGGCGCATACGATTACGAGCGACAAGCCGATGGGCAAGAATGGAATCTTTGGCACCGTTGTCCATCATCCCGGCGCAGCGCCGCATCCATTCTTTTATCCGGTTTACCGGGCGAATCGCCGCAGTGTGAAGGCGCGTATTAGTCGCGCTACGCGCAAGGCGGCGCAAGCAGTGGCGGCGGGTGGCCAGTAATGAACGCATCGCTTGAATTGCAGCGCGTTATTATTGCCGCCTTACAAGGGGGCGCGACAGACGCGGGCTCGCGCGTGTACGACAATGTTCCGCCGGACGTCGTGTTTCCATATATTGCCCTAACCGGCTGGCAGGAAATCCAGGTCGACACCGATTGCCTCACGCTGGATGAGATATTTTTTGACGTGCAGTGTTATTCGCTCTCGGCAATACCCGGGCGAGTGGAGGCGGCGACTTTGGCCGCGCAAGTGAAGGCCGCACTGCACAATGTCGATTTGGTGATTGCCGGCTTCTGCACGGTGACGCCAGAATATCGTTCCACGCTGTATTTTGTTGAGCCGGACGGCCTAACGCGCCGCGCCGTTGTGAATTTCAAGGCGTTAGTTGACGCCGAATAGCCGCTCGCGCCGCGGGCTAACAGCAACCGGCCGGCATTGCGCGGGCTTTCTTATTTTGAGGACAAAGATTTTAGATGGCAACTGCCCTTTCCTATCGCTTTAGTGGTGTTCGCATTCTGCTTGGTGATGGCGCCACGCCGGAAGTATTCGCTGCGCCGTGCGGATTCACCGAACGCTCGATTTCCTTCAACAACGAACTTGGCGAAACCAATTCGCCGGATTGCGCGGATGAAGACGCCGCGGCCTACACGGAGCGCGACGTCGTTTCGACTTCCGTTTCGATTTCCGGCCAGGGTGTTTTGGCCGTGGACAGCATCGCCACATGGATCGCCTATTTCGCGAGCAAGGTTAGTAAAAACTGCCGCGCCGAGCTTTGGCGTAATGGCGTCATTACCGGCTATTGGGCCGGTGCGTTTCAGATGGAGTCGCTTGAGATCGGCGCCACCAAGGGCGAGCGCGCGACGCTGCAGGTCAGCCTGCAGTCGGATGGCGCGGTGGCCTGGACGGCCAGCTAATATGCTGACCGACAACCGCGACGGCGCGATAACGCTGGACTTTGGCGACGGGAGGCATCGCTTCCGCGTCGCCGGCCTGGGCGAACTGGAGGAGTTGCAGGAAAAGACGGGCGTTGGCCCGTACACTGTCCTGCAACGACTTATGTCTAGCGAATGGCGCGTTGCGGAAGTCCGTGAGACGATCCGCATTGGTTTAATTGGCGGCGGCGCCAAGCCGCTTGATGCCCTTAAGCTGGTCGAGCGCTATGTTGACGCGCGACCGGATTGGCTACGCAATGCATCGCTGGCGCAGGTCATTATGGCAGCCGCGCTGGCTGGTTCCCAGGAAGATGAAGTGGGAAAAAGCGACGCGCCGGGGGACTCGACGGAAGCCATGTCTTACCAGACGGCCGCTTCTCCTTCGGCGCCTTCTATGGAGCCGCCTGCGCCTGCGGAATCCAGATAAGCGAATATCGGCGTGCGAGTTTGTGGCAGTTGATGGCCGCGGTTGACGGCTGGATTGCCGCACATGTGCCAGACGATAAGGATGGCATGTCGCAGGCCGAAGAAGACGCTGCGTGGTCTGTGGTGGCAGTGTGAGGATGAATGAATTGACCGAGAAGAATGAGCGCAACCAGCCGCGCGCCGTTGATAAACAAGACGGTCTCTTTGGAATCGCGCTTAAGTTCTTTTCCGCAGCGGCCGCCCAAGATTATGCTTACGCACGCGACTATCTACAGTGGACAATTCACAACGAGCTTGAGGAAGTGGATGTTTCGGTTGACGGCGTTATAAGCCGGCGCATAAAGCGTTCATATATTACGGATGCGCCCGGTAACATTTTTGCCGAACGCAACAATGAGTTGGTCTAGGTTGGTCGGCATCCTAGAGGTTGATACTTCCGGATGCGGAGACACCTGTCAATCCCCAGCAGGGAGACAGCTATTGAATTGCCTAGCGCGGCGGAAACTGCGCGCTGTACGAAACACGACGAGCTACACCGTCGCGGACCAGCGAAGTACAAGTTACCGCCACTGGCTCACCTTCGTGGAGCGGCGCGCGCAGCACCGTTGCATGTGTCGTTCTGAGTGTTCCGCCGTCGCCGGAGTTAACACTGGTTGATGAAATCGAAATTCGGCCAAGCCAAATGGCATCATCGCGCGTGAAGTCGCCGTAGCACGGCTTTAGGCCCTCGTTATTGCTAACTGTGCCTTGGACAGGCATGGCGTGCTGTTTGTAAAGGGCCAGTCGGTGTTCGTGCTGCTCGATCGGCACTGCGGCGTTCGCGATGACGCTACCGGTTGGACCGTATCTTTCCAATAACTGGATACACGCGGCCGTGCCCTGCAGATGAATTTTAGCCACTACAAATTTAGCGCCCTCAGTAGCCGCGCTTTCTAGGACGCCAGGCTCAAGTGACTGGCCAATCTGATGCGAAAGAACATATTTATCGCCGCAAAGCGCCATTAAGCTTAGTGGTTCTGCAATTCTAAGCGCTGCAGAGTGCGTGGCGCGCATTTTCTCTAGATCGGTTTGCGCCACCAACGGCGCGCTCATTGCCGTGGCCATTGCGGCCGCCAAAACCCATTTTACTGGATTAGCCATTGCCCACCGACCTTGAACGCTTGCAGGTTTCGTTAGAAGCCAATGTAAAGAAGTTCGAGAACGAACTCAACCGGGCTCGGGGCGTGGCCGTCAAGGCCATGAAAGACGTCGAAACGTCGGCGTCTGGCATGGAAAAGTCCGTTCTATCTTCGTTCTCTGGCATTGCAGGGGGCATCGCGGCGGCCTTTTCGGTGCGCCAGATACAGCAATACGCTGACACATACACTCAAGCCGTCAACAAGATCAAGTCGGCCGGCGGCCTAGGGGACGCTGCTGCCGGCGTCGCGATAAATGACGTCGCGGACATTGCGCAGCGCACACGGTCTGATTTTGCCTCCGTGGCGGATCTTTATGCCCGCCTTACCCGCACGGGCAAAGACCTGGGTCGGTCGCAGGGGGAGGTTAGCGTCGCCACGGAAGCCGTGGCCAAAGCGCTTAAGCTATCCGGCGCGTCCGCGGCGGAAACCGAGTCGACGCTGGTCCAACTTGGCCAGGCTCTTGGATCCGGCAGGCTGCAGGGCGACGAACTGCGATCGTTGCTTGAGAATTCGCCCGTCATCGCGCGCGCGATCGCCAAAGAATTTGGCGTCGCGGTTGGCGCTCTCAAGGATTTGGGCGCTGAAGGCAAACTGACGTCTGATCGCGTCTTTGGTGCGCTGATTAATGCGGCGCCGGAGATTGCGCGCGCGTTTGCTGGCACCACGGCGACAATTGCGGAGAGTTTTAAGGCGCTTGAGGTTGCGGCCATCCGTTTTGTTGGCCAGTCGGGTCAAGTTTCGGCGGCCGGCAAGGTCATCGGCGCGGTTACGCAGGGCATCGCGAACAATTTCAATTTAGTTGCCAACGGCGCGCTTGCGCTGGGCGCGGTGATTGCGTCCAGGTTGATTGCGGCCGGCTTAACGCCGCTGGTTATGTCCATCGGCACTGCAGTGGCGGCAACGGGCGTTGGCGCGGCGTCTGTCGCGGCCATGGGTGCAGCCGCTGGAGGCGCAGCAACGGGACTCGGTATCGCTGCGGTTGCTACTCGGGTGCTAGCCGGCGCGCTGGCGCTGCTTGGCGGAATTCCTGGCACTATAATCTTCGGCTTGGTGAGTGCCGTCGCTTATTTTGCGACAAAATCGAACGAAGGAAGCATTGCGGCAAAGGCATACGCGACGGCACTTGACCAAATCAAAAGCTCCGCAGATCAGGCTAACCCTTCTCTGCGCGAGACGGCCGCGGCTGTTGAGGCGGCAAACAAAAAGATGTTTGAGGCACCGGTTAAGGCGGCGCAAGAGGACTTAGACGCCATTGCTCGCGCCGCCACTAACGCGAAGCTTGAAATTACAGCGGCGCGCGATGCGATTGCGGCGTACAATGGCGTCAATATTGGCGCGGCCGAAAAGGCGCGCCTTGTCGAGTTGCTCAACAAAGCGCTTGCCGACGATAAAGATGCGGCGATCGCAGCGGCTGCGGAGATAGATCGCCTCGGCAACGTGAATCCAAATTTCCGTTCTGCGTTTGAGCAGTTCGCGAAAACGCTGCGTTACCTTGGGTCGATTATTTCCGTGGCCGGCGCTGCCAGAGCCACGCTTGCCGGCGTAGTCGCTACTGCAGATGCCAACACCGAGCAAGCGCGAAGTCGCGCCGATCAGGATGCCATCTTCGCGTCCAGAGTCCAGCGTGTTCAGCCCACTGGCGACACGATCAACTCCGATCCCGCTATCGCCCGTCTTCGCTTGCAGCGGCAAGTTGTCGAAGCGGAGATGGACGAGACCAAAAAGAAGATCCGCGACAAGACGAAGGAAATCTACGAGGCGCAACTAGCGGCCGGCGGCGGAACGACGCTGGCCGAGGCCGGGGCGGCCGCCAAAAGCATCATCGCGGCGGAAGATTCTGGCGGCGGCGGCGGCGGCAAAGGCGGCGGTGGTAAAAACACGCCCGACAAGAAGTTCGCCAAGGACATTCTTGATATTCAGCAGCGCACGGAAGCGCTGCGCAAGGAGCAGGAGCTTTTAGGCAAAGCGCCGTTGCTGGCGGAAACCGAACGCGCCGCGCTGGAGCTTCGCAATAAGGCTAAAAAGGACGGCGTGGATATGACGCCCGCCCTTGAGGCGTCGATTCAAAGGGAAGCCGAGGCTTACGCCAAGGCGAAGGTTTCGCTTGATGACGCCCGCAAAGCGCAGGAAGCGTATTACCAGCTTCAAAACTTCATCGGGCAGAATCTTTCGTCGTTCTTTAGCGACATTGTTTCGGGCGGCAAGAACGCCGGCGAGGCGCTGATGAATCTGACCAAGCGGCTGGCCGACGCTGCCCTACAGGCGGCGCTGCTGGGCCAGGGTCCTCTAGCGGCGCTTTTTGGCACAGCAAGCGGCACCAGCGGGCCGGGAGGTCTAATCGGCGCCCTGTTCGGCGGCCTTAAGGGGCTTGGCGGCACCACCGCCGCCGCCGCGTTGCCCTACGGAATGCCGATGTACGATTCGGGCGGCTACACCGGCGCCGGCGGCAAACATACACCGGCCGGTATTGTTCATCGCGGCGAGTACGTGATGGACAAAGCGACTGTTTCGCGTCTTGGCGTCGCCAACCTGGATCGCCTGCGCGGCTACGCCAACGGCGGCTTTGTGGGCGTGCCACCGGCGGGCGCTGCCGGTGGCCGCATGGCCGCAGCGGCGAACGACAACCGCCCGCCGGTGTTTAACATCAATGTGGTTGGCGCGACTGGCAACACCGAAGTCCGTCAGATGGTCGCGGCTGGCGTGAGTGCCGGCATGCGGCAGGTTATTTCGGGCGAGGCCGAGCGCCGCAAGCAATTTGAAAGACGGGTCGGATGAAGGCTGTTAGGGGGATTTCCAGTGGCCTTTAGGATTTTGGACGCTCCGGCGGCATTTAACCGGCGCGTGTCACAGCGGTGGTGGTCCGACGCGCGAACGATCACCGGCGGAGTGTCCATGGCGGGGGGCGAGCAAATCGTCTTTAGCCCATTTCCACTCTGGCGGGCGTCGCTGACGTGGCTTTCGCGGACCTATGCGGAATCAAAGGGCGACCGTGCTTTCCTTGCTCGAATGCGTGGACGCTCTGGGGCTGTGCGCGTTGCGCCAGAGTGTTGCCTTCCGAACGAACTTTACGAGCGTCTTGGCACACCAGCGCCCCCGGCCGGGTTTGTAGGAACCACGTTTTCTGACGGCGCTTTGTTTTCGGACGGAGCCGGCTTCGCCTGGCCGACTCCTGAATTTTACCTTCACAGCGCCGCCGTTGCCTTTGACGATGAAATATCGATCGATCTTTCCGGGTACTCTCCGGGTTTGGTTGACGGTGATTGGCTCGGAATTTCCGGTCGAGCGCATATCATTTCTCGGATCATCGATACAGATGGTCCGTTGATGACGGTTGGAGTTGAGCCGCCCTTGCGCTCCGACGTGAGCGCTGGAGTGGAAATAACAACCCAGCCGACAATCATAATGAAACTTGTATCCGACGATCAGGGTGCATTTGATCGCGATTCTTCGCGCTTTGTCCGCCCGACAGTCGAACTCATTGAATTGCCCGATCAGGTCTAATGCCAATTTATTTTTCGAACACGGTCGAGGCGGCGCTGCGCGGCGACACGATCGGCCTTGCGGTTTTGGGGCGCTTTGATTTCGTGGAGGGCCAACGTCGATTGTGGATGGGGCATGGGCCGATTACGCTTGGCGACGAGGTGTGGGACGGCCTTGGAGAATTTGTGGCCATGTCGGCGATCTCGTCGTCCATGGGCGACGCTGCAACGCCGGTCACCTTTACGCTTTCAGGAATCGATGATCGGATTTATGCGCTGGCCGTTGCGGGTGCTGCAACCATACGCGGTCGCCAGGCGACGGTCTATCTGCAGTTTTTTGACGACGCCACACGTCGGCCGCTCGATTTGCCGGCGGCGGTGTGGGTCGGGCGCATGGATCGGCTAACGGCCGATGCGGATGTCTCGTCGCGCTCCGTGTCCCTTGTCTGTGAAAATCTGTTCTCCAATCGCAGCAAACCTCCGGCGGGGCTTTATACCAGTCGCGATCAGCGCGCGCGCCATCCAAACGACGGTGGACTGGATTTCGTCAATTCTCTGGTTATGAAGACCGTGAAATGGATCTGAGCGCATACCTCCGAGAGGTTGCGCCAAAGCCCTGGCGATATGGTGAGACCGATTGCGCTCAGTTTGCTAGGGGATGGGTGGAGTGCAATATCGGTGTCAATCCAGCCGCGGCCCTCGCGCTTCAGTATTCCGACTTCGCGGGATCGCGCGACATATTGCGGCGCGCCGGTGGTATAGTCGCGCTTGGCCAACGTCTTTCTGAAGATGTGGGTCTTATCGAAACGGGGAGGCCTCGCGCCGGCGATGTCGGCATAGTCCTGGCGGGCCGGCGGCTCGCATTCGGTATTTGTGTTGACCCCGGAACAGCGGGTTCCAGGTACGCGGTTTGGGCAGTTAAATCTAATCGCAGTCTGACCATCGCGCCTATGCCGCACCGACGTGCCTGGTCTGTGCGAGCCCGCAGTGGTGTAGGGGCTGAATCGATCGGTGCGCTGATCCTGTCTTTTCTCGCGTTCGACGCCGCCATTGGCCTGACGACGGTGGTTGGTTCAATTACCGTAAACGCCATTGTCGGAACAATTGTGCTGACGGCGGCCTCGATCGGAGCGCAATACGCAATCGCGGCCCTTATGAAGCCATCGGCGCCAAAAGCTGCGCAACAACAGCAGGTCATTCGACAGGCGACAGGCCCGCGCATAATTCATTACGGGGTAGTGAAGGTTTCCGGAACGGCGGCTTTTTGGGAGGCAAAAAACGGGGCATTTTATCGCCTGATAATGACCGGCGCACGCGAAATCGACTCCGTGCTGGAGCATTGGCTGGGCTCAACGATCAACACCGTCAGCGCGACCTATCCTTACCCGGTTCTGCAAAACCCGCCCGGCGCGTTCGTCAAAATCAATACACGTCGCGGCCTGAACACGGAGACGGCTTACGCCGAACTTATCGCAGCGTTCCCCAGCGCATGGACAGAGGACCATACGCTAGACGGGATTTCCACTGCATTGATCACATGCAATGATGCCGGCAAATATACGGCCGAAACATATCCAAACGGCCTTCCGAGCTACCGGCAGGTTATCCGGGCATCAAAGCTGTTTGACCCGCGAGAATACGATCACGACGTCAACGACGTCAGCACATGGGAATGGAGCGACAACAGCGGCATTGCGGCTCTTGATTTTCTTACCTATTCGGACGGCTACGGCTTTTCTAAGACTGATGCCGATATGGCATCGTTTTCAGCCTTCGCCGATCTTTGCGATGAATACGTCGGCCTGAATGGCGGCGGAGTCGAGCGTCGTTATCGCATAAGCGGTAGCTGGTCGATGGCGGAGGCCCGAAAGGAGCCGTTGCGACGCATCCTTGCGACATGCGATGGCGAAGTGTCGCTTCTGCCGAGCGGAAAAATTGGCATCGTTGGCGGCAAATACGAAACGCCAGTGGTTACAATAGATAATAAAATTATCATTCGGCGGACTTGGGAATACGGCCAAGATGCTACGGAGCTCGTCAACGAAATCAAGCCAATCTTTCTGTCTCCGGCGCACGACTATCAAGAGACAGAGGCCTCGCCGTGGCGAGACGAATCGTCGATCCTGGCCGATGGCCTTATAAGCCAGCAGCTAGACCTGCCGATGGTATTCAGCCATTCGCAGGCGCAACGCATCGCGAAAATTGCCGGTCGTCGGATTAATTCACCGCTTCGCGGAACGCTCAAATGCAATCTGGGCGGGCTACTCGCTTATCAGCAGCGAATTATCCGGGTAGTCGACACGACATTGTTGATTGATGCCGAGTTTATTGTCGAAAAGTTTGATTTTGAATTTAATAACGATTCGGTTGGCGTAACGCTTCGCGTCGTCCAGATCAATGCATCCGACTGGGATTGGGACGGGGAAACTGAAGAGGGGCCACCACCGCCTATTCCGCCGGACACGACCAGCTCTTCGATTCTTCCAACTCCCGTTATTGAGACCCTCCTTATCGATCCCGTTGAGGTTGCTGACGAAGTAACTGGCGGTCAGCTTCATCTGACTTGGGAACTGCCCGAGCGTCTCGGCCTAATACCGGAAATACGATACCGGAATTACGCAGGCGGAGCCTACGGACCGTATCAGATGTTTCGTGTAGACGCCGAAGAGTCCGAATTTATCTCCGGCATCATCGCTAATGACGGAACAGTTTACGAATTGCAGGTCAGATTTGTTGGAACCTTTGGAACTGGGGGTCCATGGTCCGAAGCGCGGAGCGTTATTGCGACGACCTGGGATGGACCGTCGCTGGAATTCGTCCATCGACAAAACAGCCAATACATAGGCTCAATTATCTAATCGTACACTAAGGGGATTTTGAATGGCTCTTTCGCAAGCGCTGAAAGGTTTGCGCGACGCGGCGAATGCAACTTTTAGTTATGTGTTCGCAAAAAAATCAGGCAGCGACGACTACATCGCCGTTCACGCGTTGATGAACACGTCGGAATCGTTGATCGATCCGGCCACCTCCGGCAAGCAAGACGCGCTCATTGCGTTGCTGCCGGCGGCGTTCACGGCTGGTGGCGGCGTCAAGGTAGGATTGGTTGACGCGCTTCCAGCAGGCACGGCGGCAATCGGAAAGCTTGCGGCCAATTCTGGAATCGACATCGGTGATGTCGACATTACGTCTCTTGTTCCCGGCGTCACGGCGACATCACTGGGCAAGGCCGAAGATGCTGTTCACGCTAGCGGCGACACAGGTGTGATGATGCTTGCCGTGCGCTCCGATACCGCAGCGGCGACTGGCGCTAATGGCGATTACGTTCCTCTTCTGGTTGATGCGAATGGCAGATTGCATGTTTTCATGCCAAAATCGCCAACGATTGAAGACACGACTGACGTCACCTTAACCGCCGCCACTGCAACATCAATCCTCGCATCTGATACGGTGCGGCGCGATGTTACAATTTGTGCTGATACGGCAAATACAGTCGGCATAAGGATCGGGTCTGTTTCCGTCTCCAGCACGAGCGGCGTGATCATCCAGCCGGGGCAGTCTTTGACACTGACGACAACCGCTCAGATTTACGGTTTTGCGACGCCAGCCGGCCAAAAGGTTTCCATCTTGAGCACGAAGGACTCAAACTGATGGCCAGCAATATCAACGGACAAACAGGACTCGGGGCATGGATCGCCTATACGCCAACGGTCACGGCAAGCTCAGGCGCGTTGACATCCTATACAGCGACCGGCCGCTATAAGAGAACTGGAAACACTGTCCTTGTTACTGTCGATGTGACGCTGACGAATATCGGAACCGGGTCCATCGTCCTTAATATCACCGTGCCTTTTTTAGCGGCCAACCATCGGTTTGTAATCAATGGCTTTGAACGCGCAGTAACAGGCGTTCAGTGCTTTGGTTCTATCGCCGCCAACACGGGTTACATGGGCATAGTCGCATACAATAATACGTATGTAATCCTCACCAATTCAAACGTCATCATGACCGGCGAATACGAGGCCGCCTAGAGCGCGCCTCCCCTCTCGCTAGCATCTACAAACCGAAAACAAGGCCAACCATGACCGTCGCTACCGCATTCCGAGATTACCTTAACGATGGCGTGCCGGGGGACGGGCCGCACAAGCCTATAAAAAAGGAAATCCGCGAAGCCTTGTTGCCGATTGAAGCCGCCGTAAATTCCTTCCTCGCCAACGGCGGTCTTGTTTATCTAAATCGCGCGGATTTGTATGCCGATATTGGGCATGGCGATAGCACGATGGCGTGGGTTATTACTGACGCAACAATTGCCTACAATGGCATCTATCAAAAATCTGGAGGCGTCGGATTAGGATCATGGGCACGCCTTGCAGACCTCCCATATAATTGCATTCGCGCTACCGATTCTGGCGCTGGAACCGCGAATGCAATTATCGCAACCTCTTCATTTCCCGTTTCCGATGGCGTCTTTGTCGCGTTCTCAGTATTTGAGGCAAATACAGCCTCGCCCGTCACCGTCGCATTTAATGGACAAGCAGCGCTCACGATCAAAACCGCAGGCGGCAGTAACGTTGCTGTAGCTGGATTGGTCAGTGGCGTTCAGGTATTCGGCGTTCGCATCGGAACAACTTTCCGGTTGCTGAATGATCAGGCAAGCGCCGCTATTGTCGCAGCAGCAGAGGACGCGGCCGACCGGGCGGAAGCCGCTGCTATTGCTGCGGAAAATTCGTCGAGCACGAACAACAAAATTCTGACGGGATCGTTTGAGGTTCGCACGAATGCCGCCCGCACGGCCATTACAAGCGGAACCGCCCCTTTCAATCCGGAAGCGCTATTTCACGTCAACAATGTTAATCTGGTTACTGCGGGAATTAGAAGTACATCTTACTGGACGGGAACAACGGCGTTACCGTACCAGAATAACGATAGCATACTCAGCGAGGTCTATAATAGTATCGTATCGACCAGCCTGAATCGAAGCTGGGCCGGATCATTCGCGAACGCATATAATAACATTCCACTGGGTGTTACCGATAGCGGCGAGCGGACCGGCGTCATTGGTTGGTCGGTCTCTGTTAATTTGCCTGGATACTCACACGCTGGCACGCTGGCCCAGCAGATTGGCGTTCATGGGTCGTGCGGTTTTCAGGCATCAGGCACGCCCGCCACAGCCGTCATCACGAATGCCGTTGGCGTGCGAGGTGTTGTCTATAGTGACTCCGCTGGCGCGACGATCACGGATGCTTATGCGGTTCAGGCCGTTGCATCCTCATACATCGGGGTTGTGGCAAATAACCATGCGGTATTCGCCGATGCATTTGGCGGAACAACGCTGAACTATTCATTCTTTGGCGCTCGCGGCGTTCTTCACAATGCGAATCAGGTTCAGGCAGGCGCCTCTTCTGTCGCAACGCAATCTTCTTCCAGCCTCAGCGTGCGAGGTGTCAGCAATAGTTTGGAATTTGGACATCCTGATCCCGCGGGCTATGGCAGTAATATTGGCGCAACCTTTGCGAGCGGATTCCCGTTTCTGGCGATGTGCGCCGAGGCTGAGGCTTCGGGCGATACGTTCCGGACACGCGGGAAACTCGGAACGCTGATTTTCAACGATCTTCTCGGCTCTGTCGTGTTCGCGCGGTTGACTAACGCAAACGCATCAGGGCAAAGTCATACTGAAAGCGCGCGAATCGATCCCACTGGACATTTGTTGCTTGCTGAAACGCCCTATCTGGCGACAAAAACCCCAGCCTCTGCCGGCGCGACGGGAACGACCGGGGAAATCGGCTGGGATAGCAGCTATATTTATGTCTGCGTCGCGACGAACGCATGGAAGCGCACCGCAATCGCGACTTGGTAATCCATTGAGGCGGACGCTTTCGGCGACGGCTTTCTGTTCGCGATTATTTTCGCAATCGGGTCTAGCCGTCGCCGCCGCCCTTGCCTGACCGGCCGAGTATTCCGTTTTGCCGCCCACTGGCTGCGGGGCCTTTCATATGGGATTTTCTAATGATCGAATTTCGCGGTCCAGCAAAGCGTATTGAAGATATTGATTTGCCTCGCGTCGCAGCGCTGATCGGCTGTGGCGAGGACGAGATCCACGCCGTCATCGACGTGGAATCGGCTGGCGGCGGTTTTGATTCCAAGGGCAGGCCGAAGGCGCTGTATGAACCGCATGTCGCCTATCGCTGCTCCAGCGGCGCGACGCGCGCGGCGCTGGTAGCTGCGGGCCTTGCCTATCGCGGCTGGGGCGAGAAACCTTACCCGGCCGACAGCTATCCGCGCATCGTCGCGGCCATGGCCATCAATGAAACGGTCGCACTCAAGGCGACGTCGTGGGGCCTCGGGCAAATTCTCGGCGAGAATCACGTCGACGCTGGCTATGACACAGTTCAGGACATGGTGCGCGACTTCACGCTCGACGAGGACAATCACATTGAGGCGATGATCCGCTTCATCAAGTCGAACCGCCTCGATGACGAAATCCGCGCGCACAATTGGGCCGGTTTCGCGCGCGGCTACAACGGCGCGCAGTATGCGAAGCACAACTACCACGGCCGGCTAGCGGTGGCTTACGACAAGTGGCGCAATATCCGGGATACGCCGTGGCAGGATACGATGCAGCCCGACCAGCCGCCAGTTAAGGCGCCGGCCAACACCATTTCGCCGCCCGCCGCCAAGCCTGGTTTTTGGCAGCGGTTTTGGGCTGCGCTTTTTAAGGACGCACAATGAACATTTTCGAAAAGATCGCCGGACAGCTTGTTGCTGCCGGCGCTCCGGTGCTGGGCGGGCTAATCCGCACGGGCATTGAGGTGGCGCTGCCTGGGCCGCTAGGCAAGGCCGGCGGCGCGCTGGCCGGTAGGGCGCTGGAGGCCGTTGGTGAGGCCCTGGGCGTGCCGGCTATGCCGGATGCGGTTGCGGCGGAGCTTGACCGGGATCTTGCGGCGGCTGCGGCGAAACTGGCGCCGGCCGAACGGGCGGCGCCAGAGTTGATGGCGATTTGGACTGAAGAGGCGCGGCGGGTTACCGCGGCGCAGGAGGCCGAAATCGCCAGCGGCTTTACCGGATGGCATGTTATCCGCACGGCCATCCAGGCTGTTGTGTGGGGCGGCTGGGCCGTGATTCTGGCCGCAGTGCTTTTTGGCGGCAATGCGGGCGTGAAAACGCTAATGCCGGCCGGGGATATTGTGACGGCGTGGGTTACTGTGACCTGGGTTTGGATGGCTGTGTTTCATGGCGGCCACACCGCCAAGGAGATTGCCGGCGTCATCGGGCGGAAGAAGTAAATGGGCGTTGTAGAGTGGGGCGCGTTGGCTGCCCTTGTCGGTTTTCTCTTGACTTTTGCGGGCGCTTTGTTTAAGGTTTCCGACAGGCTTAATAAAGCCGAATCGACGGCGAGTAACGCGAACATTTCCGCGCTCGCCGCCGACATCAGGATACATCAACTGGAGCGCGACCTGGCTTCCCACAAGGAGTATGTCGCGCGGGAATATGTGTCGCGCGACGTTTTGAGCGCGCTGGAAACCCGATTGATTGACGCCATCAATCGCCTCGGCGATCGATTGGACTCCGCGCTTGGCGCTGGCCGTAGCCAGAGAAATGGGTAGGGGAATTGCCATGAACAGGAAATTTCTTCTGGCCGCGATGTTAGTCGCGGCCGCCGGGAGCGTTGTGCTTACTCCCATGATGACCGCGGCTTTTGAGAAGTCATCGCCCGCTTCGTCCGTCGTGCGCATTGTGCTGGATCGCGGCCACGGATCCGGCGTGCATATTGGCGATGGCTATATCCTTACGGCCGCGCATGTAGTCGACGGCGAAAAGGCCGTGAGCATCAAGCTGGACAGCGACGAGATTCGCAAGGTCGCTGTGCTTTGGGCCAACAAAGAATATGACGTCGCGCTGCTGCGGCTTGAGAAGAAGGACGGTGTCGCGAAGTCCGAATTGAGTTGCCGGGTTGCGATGCGCGGCGAAGACGTGCGCGTGTATGGCAACCCGCTGTCATTGAATTTCATTGTAACGCACGGCCGCATTGCCGGCCTGCCAAGCAAGACGCATTCGTTTACCAGCGTGTATCCAATCACGGCGCCGATTGCGCCTGGTTCGAGCGGCGGGCCGCTGTTGGATTCGCTTGACAAAGTGATCGGGATCGCGACTGCGATGCAGATGATGCCGATTGGTTTTGGTGGCGCGACGGCGGTTGGCATCAATTACGCGGTGCCGTCGAGTGCGATCTGCATGCTGATGGGCAAAAGAACGTAGAGCGTAGCCTATGCTGTGCAGTTATTTGGCCGCATGGCGATCCGCGGAATCGCGCGCTGCTAAACGGTTACGTCTTTTGATTGTGGGAGGTATTTTGATGCGGTGTTTTATTCTTGGTTCGTGCGCAATTGGCATTGCTGCGACAGCATTTATTCCGTCGTCTGTTTTTCCACACTGGTTAGACGTTCTCATGGCGGCGCTGTGGGGCGGCGTTATCGTCGCATGGGTGCGCGCCTAATGGGAGTCGCCTCGCTTACTGACGAACAGATCGCGGAAGCCGTTGCTGCGCGCGCGCAGCATGAATCCGCGCAATCCGCCGCTGACGCGCTTGGCATCCCGCGCTCAACGCTAAACAGCCGTCTTAAGCGCGCTGCCGAACGCGGCATGCTGGGCACGGCGCCGGTACTGCCGGGCTACGCGATCAAGTCCATCGCCAGCAAGGCGGCGGACGGCTCCTGGGTGAAGCAAACCAAGGAGCCCGGCCGGGAATATGACGTACCGACCGGGCATGTCGTAAAAGGCGAATCCGCGCTGGTCGATGCGGAAGGCCGTGTCATCAACAAGTGGATCAAGACGCGGGAGGAGCCAAGCGCGGTCGACATTGCGGAAACGCTTAAGATCGCGTTTGCGGATTATGCGCCATGTGCGTCGCCGGTCCCGGAGCCGGCCGCGTCTGATGAATTGCTGACGCTGGCGCCTTGCAATGACTGGCATGTGAACCTCCTGGTATGGAAGCGGGAGTCCAGCGAAAATTGGGATTTGAACATCGCGGAGCGCGTGATTGGCCGCGGCATTGAAGACGCCATTATGCGATCCCCGCCAAGCGGCGCGATGATCGTCCTGGGCGGCGGCGACTTGCAGCACAGCGACAATAACGAAAACCGCACGGCGCGATCCGGTAACGTGCTGGACACGGATGGCCGGCATCAAAAAGGCTTAGAGGTTGCGTGCCGGCTTAAGGTTCGCGCCATTGATGCAGCGCTGCGCAATAACCGGCGCGTGATTGTTCGTATTCTTAAGGGCAATCATGACGAACAGACCGCAGTTGCGGTCGCTTACTTCCTGATGGCCTGGTACCGCAACGAGCCGCGCGTAACGGTTGACGTCGACGCATCGCTCTTCTTTTGGCACCGTTTTGGCAGGGTGATGCTGGGCGCGACGCACGGCCACACTGTGAAGGCCAAGGACATGGCAGCCATCATGGCCCACCGGCGCGCGGAAGATTGGGGCGCGACGCAGCATCGCTACATCCACTCGTTTCACATTCACCACGCATCTAAATACGCCACGGAAGGCAACGGCGTAATCACGGAAACACACCAGGCGCCGATCCCACAAGATGCGTGGCATTACGGCGCCGGCTTCCTGTCCGGCCGGTCGATGCAGACGATCACTTACCATCGCGATTTTGGCGAGGTGTCGCGCGTGCGCGTGGCGATCATGGACGCCGCGAACGATAACGTTCCGTATTTTAAGAGGGACGTTTCCTAGAGGAAGAATTGGAAGATGCGCATTGATGATTACTATCTCGAACCGGTGGGTGTGGTGCACGGCGTCATGGTTTGGCTGGGCGCGGCCCGACTGCGTTGGGAATTTTAATTCGGGAGAATTGCAATGATTGATGACGGTATTATGAAGAAAGACCGCGCCCTGGCTGCGGAGATTAGTAGATCGTCGCCCACAACGGCGGCGCCGTGGATGCGGCCTAAGCCGATATTTTGGCCTGCGCGGGATGCGGTTGAACACGATGTGATGGCTGGCAAGATGCCGGCGGATGACAGGCGGGCCGCGTTAGGGCTGCCCGTGTCCTCCAACCCAAAGCGAGAGTTTGGTAAGCGGAAGCCTTCACCGCAATATATACCGCCCGCGGCCATTATCGAAGAGTCTGTGGTTATGGCGTTGGGGGCGGAAAAATACGGGCCGTATAATTGGCAAGAGCCGGGCAAGGCGATCGACGCAGGCGCATACTATGACGCGGCGATGCGGCATTTGATGGCGTGGTTCACCGGCGAGGATGTTGACGCTGAATCCGGTGCGTCGCCGCTGGCACATGTTCGTGCGTGCTGTGCGATTTTGATCGACGCACGCCGCGGGGGAACGCTGATTGATAACCGGCCGCGGCGCGCCGCATCCGCGGCCGGGGCCATCGCCGCGTTTACGCAGGAGGCCGCGTGATGGACGAATACATTGACGACGGCCTGCCGGATTCCTATGCCCAGCGGGCCGCGCTGGTTGCGGATCTTGCGGATCGGCTGCCGGCCAAGGAGCGCGTGATCTATGTTCGGCGCGCCGTTGAGGCGCTGCTTGCGACGTTTGAGCCTAGGCGGCCGGCGCCGGTTGACGGCGGCAGCGTCGTACAGCTAAGGCGGCCCGCATGATCCTGGGTGCCGTTGTTGTCTGGTTTTTGGTTTATTGCTGGTTGGAATCCACGTAGCGGCGCGCGGCAACGCGCTGCCACCTTAGCCCGCATGCGAAAGCGTGCGGGTTTTTTTTTTGCGTCTAACTGCGGCGCGTGCGGACGTCCGCGCCGGTGATCCGCGCCGCCGGGCGGCGAAAGCTGTCGGCGTCGGGCGTGGCGATATTCACCGTGATCGCCAGTGGCGCCGCGCCACTGCCCGCGCGCACACCGAGGCGCCCGTCCGGGCCGCGCGCCAGCGGCATCACGGCTTCGGCGCCGCGCTCGCCCATCAGGCCAACCCCGCCGTGCATCGGAAAATAGGTCGGCGCGGCGATGACGCGGCCGGCCAGCGCTGCCTCCAGCGCGTCAATGCGCGCAAGCGTGGCGGATAACGCGGCGGCCGCTTCGCGCATGTCATTTTGTGTGCCTTCTTCGTCCAGCCTTGCGCGGCCCCAAGCGCCGCGGACCCGCATTGGATTCCCGAGCTTCCATATTAGGTATGGCAGCCCGTCCGCGACTCGTTTTTCCGCTGCGGCGGCCCGGTTGGCAGTTTCTTTGCAACCCATTGATTTATTCCCTTCTTTTTTAAGAGTGTTTGTAAAATATGATAGTAAAATCAATGACTTACGCTGATTTGTGATCAGCGGGTCCCAGGTTCGAGCCCTGGTGCGCCCACCATCTAAACGATTGATCGCGCTAACCATTTTCATTTTCCTGCGACGCTTTTGGCGACTCGGCCGTACCGGTTTGTAAGCGGTTTGCAGAATCCGTTGCCGCGGCGTTCGCAGGCGCGGTGATGCGCGCGTAATGCGTGAAGTAGCCAAGGTTAAAGTACAGGGCTCCGCCGTAGGCGGTGGCCGCATCCGTCCAATACGCCGGGTCGCCCGCCCAGGCCGCCACAAAGCGCACCACAACCGGCGGCAAACCCACTAGGCGCGCGTTCCAGCATAGGACCGGCTCGCCGGTCATGGCGCCGCAGCCCATCGGTTTAAACACACCTACGGCCGGCGCAGGTTGCGCCGCGGGCGCAATCCCGTTCGGGAGCGGCCGGATGCCGGGCGCGTCAGTGGCGTCCGTCTCTGCCATGACACTGATCACCCTAGCTTGCGGCCCGCGGTACATTTGCGCCGCGTGCCAAGCCATAACGTCATCCCGCTTGCCGCCCATCACCAAGAACGCGCTCTGAGGCCGCAACCATCGCGCGAAAAATAGCCTCCACCGTTTCTTCTGCATCCTCGCCCCATTCGCGATGATACTGTGACAGGTGGTGCAGACCCGCCCGGATCATATCCGGCGTCACCTCAAAAACGACCTTCATAGCGACCTTCCTCCCAGTGCAGCATCGATCCCGTCATCGATTTGATTATCCTTGTCTGCATTTTCCGGAATAGGAATAACGATGGTTCCTGATGCTGCATCAATGCTTGTATGGCTTTCAAGCATTTCAATCTCGCGAACAATCGTTTCATATTCCAACTGCGCCCGAATAATGAACTCTGACAATTCAAGTCTGTTTGTTTTCAGAATGCGTAGGCGCTCGCTCCTGTCTGTGTGATAGGCCATGAATTGAGAGATATTCATTTGACACCTTTATATGCCATGATGAATGTAATGCCGTAAATCATCACACTGATTGCGAGAATTATTTCAACTATGGCAGGGCTTTCCACCATCAAAATACTTTCATCAAAAGCCAAGCGCCAAAAGCGCCAACGCAAATCGACATTGCGGCGTTCATCGCCAGAACATAAAGCGCCGGGCGGCGGTCAAGGAAGCCCAAAAGATTATTCATGATTGTTCCTCTTTGATGTGTTTCTTTTCGCCCCGTTCCGTGAGCATTGCATCGACGGCTGCATAAACGCTGGCCTGCCATCGTCTCGCGCGCATGATTTTGGTGAGATCGCTTCGTGAGGTGAACCGACCCCACAGCCGGGCGTCGGTCAGGTGGCGTTGACATGCGACGGCGTCGTCGAGACAGCGCTGCGATACCGCCAGCGACGATGGCGGCATCCAAAGCGGCGATTGAGGGCAGGGAGTTCATGACTGCGCCTCCGCATCAATCATGCGCTCGACAAGCGCGACCGCTGATGATTGCAATTCAGCGACAACGGGCGCGAGCTTAGCCCAAGGGGTGGCCCGAGC